AATCCAGCGCCCGAGAGCGTGAGTTATGTCGTAGCGCCCAATCGGCGGCGCGATGCAATACAGGTCGCGCGACTTGTCGGGGTGGGTTTCTTTCGGGATTAGGCGCTTGGGGCGCAGGCCGGATTGCTGCTGCTTGATCGGCTTTCCGGTGGCGATTGAGATCATTTCGGCGAAAGTCATTGGTCCGGTGGTGTTAATCGCGCTGAGTTTCACATAACCTCCGTAATCTCAATCCCGTGCACAGTCCGCATCAGGTGCCGCTTGAGCCGATAAGCCGCAAGCTTGGCGCTGGCCGGCGATTTGACGTCCTCGACAATCAATCGATCATCCCGCAGATACACAAAGTCCGCCTTGTATTTGATCGCCGGACTTGCGCGTGAATTCGAGAACTCGGCGCGCGGGGCCAGGACGAATTCGACTTGGCGCTGAAGCGATTGAATCCGGCCCGCAAGCAGTTCGTAGTTCAGATGCCGCCAGCGGTCAGCCTCGGCCTTGCTGTCGAATTGCAAGCCGTCGCGGATAGTTTTGAAGTTTCGGTATTTTGGTGCCTTCTCTAACTGACCCGGAATCACAATGCCGTGCTTTTTCATAGTGCGCCGGAACTGGTTGCTCATTTCAACCCCCGCGAATTCCAGTTCCGCTGCGATTCAGTAGCCGGCGGTCGCTTGGCGCCGGTTGATAGGGTGAGTTTGAATTCGCGGGCCACTGCTGCGTTTGTTGTTCGGCCGGTGGAGATGGCGTGGCGCAGGCCGGCGGGCGTGATGTTTAGTCGCTTGGCGGTTTCTTGGTAGTTCATACCTTAACCCCATCGGCGCGCTGACTCAGCAAAAAATCATTCCAATCTGTGCCTGATTTAACGGGCATCCAAACCTCGACCGATTTCACCTTGCCGTATAGCTTATGCGCCAGCGCATAGGCTGCTGCGTGCCCGGCGAAATTGGCGTCATTGTCCGCGAATATCACAACAGTTTCAATACCTAATGGCGGCTTCCAATTCTTCATGCCGCTGGTATTGAGCGCGGCCCATACTGGTATTGACGGGTGCAGCATGTGCGCAGCAATAGCCGTCTCTACACCCTCAGCAATGCCCAGGCAATCACCTGCTGCCGGATACAACTCGCAGGCACCACCGCCCCACTCTGGCCCAGGCATGATCTTGCGCGGCGTCGGAACTTTCGCCTTTCCGCCGTTTTGCAGGTAGGTGACGTGGTAGGTCAAGAACTCGCCATTGCGTGTGATCGGTGCCAGCATCGCGGGAAGCTTCATCGGCAAATCTCCGTCCTCTTCGCCAGATCGATATTCGATCGACTCAGCGAACTGAAGGCCCGGCGCCATTTCCAGCCCGCGGGATTCAAGGTACCGGGACCGCGGAATATGCTTTGCGATCTGTCGAATTTTGGCGGAGTAGTACACGGGTTTCACTGCATCCTTTGGCGCATCGCGCCCGGTAATCTTGTCAATTTCGGCCGCCGCGGTTTTGAAATCCATTCCGGTCTTGCACATGACCAGCTCAATGCCGCCGGCGCTGCCGTCCGAACACTGGCAGAAATAGCGTCCGTACCCTTCGTGATCTGAAAACCGGAATCGGTCAACGCCTTCGCCAGTCACCGGGCACGGATGGTGCTTTTTGTTGCAGAACTGCGGCTCAATTCCGAATGCCGCCAGGATGCGCGGCCAGTGCCCGCGTGCTGCCGCTGCTGTGGTTGTCATGCCGTCCGCCTTTGTTTTTGGTCATATGCCCATTTGATGTTGTCCGCCAATATCTTGTTCATGACCTCCTTGCATGGTTTCTGAGTGTCGCCGAACTCGACGCGCGGGAAATGGCCGGTCCAGTCCTTGAACTTTGCCAGTGCAATCTTGCGCGCCTTTGCTGCGTCGCCATGGGCCTTGAGTAGCGCCCAATGCGACAGCTGAGCAAACAGTGAGCGTGGCGTAATCTTTGCCAAGGCACCCTGCAGCTTTCCGTTGACTTGCACCATTTCGCCTGCAACCACTTCGATATCGCTTGCCCGCTTCCTTTCTGCGCCGCAAGCCGGACATTTGCGGGCAGCGATCGTGATGACAAAACCGCACGCCTTGCACTTGCATTCCTTCTTCTCGGCTTCGTCCGGATCTTTCTTGGCAGCTGCATCCTCGCGCTTGCCATCGTCCAATTCGTGCACGCCATTTTCAAACACGTCATCGACGTCTTCTTGGAAACGCAGATAATTGCCAGAGTGACAAAGCCACAATCCAAACTCTTTGCCAATTGCCGGTCGCTGTACTCGCCCGACCTGCTGAATATGGCTTGACAGACTTTTGCGATACGGACGCGCTGATATTCCGCACATCACATCCGGCACGTCGAATCCTTTTGTGAACACCTCGCACGAAATCAAACCGACAATCGAGCTGTCCGGTTTTCGGAATTCTTCAATCAGCCCGCGCCGGTGATCGTCGTCGCCGTCCATATAGCTGATCTGCTCGAACTTGTGCCCGGCATCGTTGAACTGCTTGCACAACTCTGCGCCATGCGCAACCGTGGCGCTGAAGCAAATGGTTTTTACCGGCCCGCCGAAATGGAGCAGCGTCTTGCTTGTCCAGTTAGCAACAATATCGCCAATGATTTTGGCCCCGCGCTCTTCGATATCCGAATCTTTCCATTCGCCAGCCTGGACCTTGGCACCCTTCATGTTCGGACGAACGCCCGCGTAAACGTTCAGCGGAACCAGATGGCCCGACTCGATTAGCCGGTTTGTCGTAGTAACGTTGACAATGCCCTGATATAGCTTGCCCATGCCGCGGGTGAATGGCGTGGCAGTCAGGGCGATAACCTTGGCCCTGATGCGCAAAATGTAGTCGGCAATTTGACGGCGAACGCAGTGGCCTTCGTCAATGATGACCAGATCGAAGTCTTCGGGAATTCCGCGGCGCTCCAGTGTTTGAGCGCTGGCAATCTGGATCTTTTCGTGCAGTCGCATCCGCCAGTGACCGGCCTGAATCACGCCATGCGGTATGCCGTACTTGTCAAACCGGGCGCTGGTTTGATCGACGAGGTTCACCCGGTCAACGATGAAAATGGCCCGGCGGTTTTTTGAAAGACATTCGGCAACCAGGAATGCCGCGCACTCAGTTTTGCCGCTGCCCGCGGGCGCCGCCAGGACTTGCCGATCGTGGCCGCTGCGGATTCCGAGCCTCAGACCATCGATCGATTCGAGCTGGTAATCCCGCAGATGCACCGCGCTCATTTGCCGCGCTCCATTTGCGCGATCTTGCGTTGCATCGCCTTGATCTGGGCCAGCATCTCAGTGCTCTTCGTGCGGTACATGTCCCGCTCCGCCTCGCCTGCCCGCAGCATCGCACGAAGCCGGCCTATTTCGGCCTCAGCGCCTTCCACGGACCCGGCTGCCCTCAACGTCTCGACCTCCGCCGCAAGCTCCGCCGCGACGTCCTGCGCTTCGTGCAATTGCTCGCGCAGGTCTGCGGTGTCGGCGGCTGTGTCTTGGACCTGTGGCAGCTCTGGCGCTAATCCGGGGGCTGGCTGCGGAACTGGCTGGGTGGGTGGCGCCGGCTTGCGGGCCTTGTTTGCCTCCACGATCGCGCTCGTATCCATTCGCGCCGGCGTCCCGTGCTTGCTCTCGAACTTGCTCTCACTGGTCATATGACCAGTGACAGGTTCGCGCTCCGCCCGGATGTTGCTGACCAGCCCCTCGGATACGTGGCACCACTGCGCTATTTTGTTGCGCGACCATTGCGACCACTCCGGATCGGCGAGCATGGTGTTCACGGCCTTGCGCTTGTCTGCCGCGGATCTGCGCAGGCCGTGCGCATCATTCGCGCCCAGGCTGTGCAAGATCGCATCGCGCTGGGTTCCGGTTCGCACGTCGCAGTCGGCATCCTCGAAGCCCAGCTTGAGCATTGCGTGCATCCGATGGAACCCGTCAGCCAGCCACAAGTCAGCGCCATCGCGAAACACGGTCAGCGCGGGGAATGAGCAGCCGCCGGCCATGGCGTCCGCGTACTCGGTGACGGACTGCTGATCGATCGACTCTCGCGGCTGGGTTCCGCCATCGATGCGAATTTGTGCAATTTTGAGCTTTTCGGTGTTCATGCGTGCGTATAGCCTTGTAGGTTGGTTCAGTAAGGCAGGTCGGCTGCTTGGAAGGCGCCGTTACCATCTGGAGATGGTGAGCTTTGCCACTGGGTTTCCACTGGGTTTCTATCCGCTAACCCACCGGGAACCCACTGGGTTATTTCTGGGTTTTTTTTCGGTCTTCCGCCCTTGCGCCCGTTCAGTCGAGCCGTGTCGATTTTTGGCCGAGCGATAGCTATTTCGCGATCTGCCCGCGGGCTGTGGCGGAGTCCATCGGGGAAGATTGGGAAGAACTGATTGGCGATCGACGCAACGGCTGCGCGCTCGTCTGCCGATATGGCGCGGGCAATCCGGCACAGTGAATCAAGTGACTCAGGCAGCGGGCGCTCGGTCGCGTAGTAGGTGTCGAGCAGGAGCACATAGGCGCCCTGCTCGGCAAGCGACAAGTGCGCCGTGTCGCGCGCCCAATCGCCAGGGTATCGCGGCCAGTAATTCATGGCGCGCCCAAGGCACTGCCCGCCCGCAGGGTGGTTTTCCTGATCGCCGCTACGAGACGTCGAACGGACCAACAGACGGGCAGTGCTTTGGAGGCTGGCATACTTGTTCTCGTAGATTGAGGATAAAGGCCCCACCACAGGGCCAAAGCAACACTACAGCGCGGTCATTGCTGCGTCAACTGCTCAGCCTGGAGTTTCCGAGTCTCCGGGCAATCGCCTTTTGCGAGCATGGCCATTAGCAGGATTTCGCCGCGGACTCGGATTTTGCGTTCTAGTGGTGCGTTCACGTCGCGGCCCTCAGCGCCATCCGAGTCAGCGCCCCGCGCGCAATGCCGGCCTGTTTCTTTGCCTCGCGATAGGCGATCCATGCGGCGTCCTGAGCGATCACCAGCGGATGGCTGTTCGCTGACTCGCCCGTTTTCCCCAGCGTTGAGAATTCGTTAAACACCCAATCAGCAACCCACTTCCCGAGGTTCTTCGGGTCATGTGGTCGCTCATACCAGCGGCCACAGAAAACAACCTCCATCTTCGGCGGGCCGTCCTCGTGGGATTCTTCCCAATTCGTCAGAGCGCGAAGGGTTGCGCTGAATCGCCGCTTGCACTCCCGCCTGTACTTCTCAGCCAGCGCCCAACGAATGGCCGCATTGGCGAGCTTCTCGGAAGTCTGGCTGTATTTGAGCAGCACGGCGCTTGCCTCGCGGATTGACTTCGGTTGATCGTTCACGGCCGCTCCTCCATCGTTTCCCGCCATTCCGAATTCGGCACACAGGCCACGATATGCGCGCCGCCGAAATACCAGCCCTCAGGCGTTGCAACTGGCCTCAATTGGCACCAATGCCAGCGGCCCAAACCGTCTTGCACGAGGTAATCGGCCCAACTCGGGGCGGAGTTCCAGTTAGGTTTCACGGCCAAACCCTCCGCTGCCAACAGTTAGCCGGAGTTACGCCCTTCGGTGGTTTTTCGTTGCTCATGGGTTTGAAATTCCCGCAGGCATGGCAGATCGGAAACAAGGCGCCAGTGTTAGGTGGCGCCTTGTAATATTGACCTTTGCAGGTCATCCAGCAGCCCCAAACAAGTCCCCTTGCGCGCTCATCTGGCGAAGATTTCGCACGGCCTGATCGTAGTAGCTCGCCTTCAGTTCAACGCCAACGCCGAATCGTTTCATTTCAGCCGCGACATAAACCTCGCTGCCAATTCCGGCGAATGGCGTAAGCACGACGTCGCCCGGATTCGTCCACAGATCAATGCCGCGGCGGATCACTTCGAGCTGCAGCGGGCAGATATGCCGCTCGTCATCGTGCTCGCGCGCAGACTTGAATTGCAGCGTGTCCGATGGGTCAATGTCGGTCCAGATCGGCTGTGCAATCCGCTGCCATTTCGACACCGGATAGTCGGCCGCGTCGTGCGTCACCCGGTCAACGCATTCACCCGGCGCGCGCATCGTGACGAGGTAATCAGGGATGCCCTGGCGACTCATCGAGGCATTGCCGCGCACCGTTTTGTGCAGCAGCCCGAGCGCTTTCGTGCGCTGCATCGCGGTCACCGGATCTTTCCAGATGCAGACCTCACTCGCGTAAATGAAGCCTTTGGCCTGGAACGCCCGGATCAAATCGCCGCGAAAATCCTTGAGTCCGATGTAGCCGTCACGCTCTTTGCTCGTCGGCAAAAGCATGCAATGGAAGCTGACATTACGGCCGGCTTTCATCACGCGCGCCAGCTGATCGATCAGAAAACCGAAGTGCTCGAAGAACTCTGCATCTGACTTGACGTTGCCCATGTCGCGCGGGCTGTTGCTGTAGGTATACAAACTCGCGAAAGGCGGGCTGAAAATCGCGTAATCAACCGACTTCGCGGGAAGCCCGGAGATGACCTCGACGCAATCTCCGCGATACATGGCCCATTGCTCGGTGCTGGTTTGTTCGATGCAGTTCATGCGGCCTCCGTCTTGAGCCACGACGGCGCCAATACGGCAGCATTCGCGGCATAGGTGTTTGTAGTGCGCGTCTGCCCCGTGGCCTCAGCCATGACCTGCGCGCGCGTTTCTGCGGCCAATGCATCGGCCATTTCGTCAGCATCGGCTGACTTCCGTTTGATATTCGCAACCACGGCACCCTCCAGCTCAGAGCTGAAAATGTGCACATGAACCTCGCGCAATTGCCCGAATCGCCAGCAGCGGCGAACGGCTTGATAGAACGCCTCGAACGAATCCGTAACCCCGACGAATGCGATGCGGGCACAGGATTGGAAATTGCAGCCCCATCCGGCGATGCTCGGTTTGCTCACCAGTGCGCGGATCTGGCCATCGGCGAACGCCAGCAGCGAGCGTTCCTTATGGTCCGAATCATCGGCGCCCTTGACCTCGACAGCGCCGGCGATGGCCTTGGTCAACATCGCGGATTCGTCGTTCAGATCGCACCAAACCAGCCACTGCTCGGAATCCGAGTTCACGAGCGCGGCACACTCAGAAACCCGTTGATCGATGCTTGCGCGCCTTGCGGTGCGCCTTTCGCTCAGCGTCTGGGCTTCCATCGCGAACAACTGCCCGATTCGTTCTGCGGCATCGGACGGAGCAGCAATCACATGCTGATGCGTAATCAGCGGCGGCAGGATGTAGCGGGTATCGTCAAACCCCAGATCGGACGGCTTGCGAACCAGCGCGGCCCACGTCGCCACCCATCGCCAAAATTGCGCCCGAGCATGGCCCTTCAGTCGCCACGTCTGGGTTTCGCCGCCGTCGTGCACGAAATACTCGGCCAGCATTTCCTGCCGAGTGCACACGCCCAGGAATTCCGCGTGCGTCCCCAGCTCGGTCCAGTCATTCGGCGCCGGCGTTGCAGTGGCGGCCAGTCGAAACGAGCAATGGGCAAATGCATCGCACAATGCGTTGAACGTCGAGCTGCCGTGATGCTTGATGCAGCTCGATTCGTCCAGCACGACACCGCCGAACATGCCGGCATCGAACAGATGCAGCCGGTCGTAGTTCGTGATGTAGATGCCGGGCTCGGATACTGAGCCGCCATCGCGAACATGCCGGACGATAACGCCGACTTTCTCCGCCTCGCGAACGGTCTGAGCAGCAACCGCAAGCGGGGCCAGGATCAGCACGCGATCGACGACAGCCGAAACAGCGGCGGCCCATGAAACCTGCATCCGAGACTTGCCCAGGCCGGTATCTGCAAACAACGCAGCCCGACCACGACGCAGGCACCACGACGCCAAATGCTGCTGAAAATCAAACAGACCATCGGGCAGATTGATTGCGCCAATGATTCCGGTCGGCGCCATCGTGGTCAGTTTGCGGGTTACAAAGTCGGTGTAGTTCACGATTCGGCCTCCACAGACTCGCCAGCAAGCGCGAAGTAGTTCGACCCATCCACGTAATCGTCACGCTTCCCGGTCGGCGTAGTCCACGCGCGTACCATTTTCAGGCAGACCATGAAAAAGTCGCCGTCGCGTTCGTCGAGTTTGTGACCGCTGCCCGCGTTGAACATTGCGACGCATCGTCGCATTGAGCGCTCACCGTCTGGCTTGTCTCTATCGGCGGCGCGATCGGAAAGCGTTTTCAGTCCTTCTTGCAAAATCGATTCGGCGCTCATGCGGCAGCCCTCAGTGCGTTAATGGTTCGTTTCTCATCCCATGCCAGCAGTTCATTCAAGACCTGCTTGGCAGTAGGACTGCGCCAAATCCCGACAATGTGCGGGGTATTCGGCGACCTTCCCTCAGGCGGAATGCCGCCCGGCCGCTGGACAAACGTCCGCGGCAAATCGTCAACTACGTCGAGCCGGATCATCAATCCGGGGTGGCATTGGCGGGTTACTGTGGCGGCCCATTCCTTGAACTGCTTTGCGATACTGGACGGCCTGACCAGTGGTCGATTGAACTGCGCCCGCTCAAGCTGCCATTTTCGATTACCGCACCGGCGAACGCGCATCAGTGAGGCGCGGCATTGAATGGCCCAAATGCTGCGGCCGGGCAGATTGCAGCCGTGCGCGCCGCCGACCGGGTAATCGCGACGGATGATCTGTTCTTCTTCGACCGACCATTTTTTGCAAACCTGGGGCAAGGTCGGCTCGCGGACGACGGCCGCCCGGTGAGACTGCGAGCATTTGAGCGAACAGAAAACCACGCCACGCTTATTGCGCTTCAGCGCGCGTCTCAAAAATCGGGATTCGCGATACGCAGTCTTGCTGCAGGCCGGGCAGACAAAGGCTGTAGTTTTCATGGCCGCGCCCACCGCGGAATCTTCCCAGCATCAGCGCACGGCCGACAGATCAGGATCGATCCGGGCTGGCCGCTGAGTGAGCGATAGCACGAGCTGCAGAATTGGAACGGGGCGGATTGCGCTGACGGCATCGCGTCAAAATCGCCGGGCTTGATGCCCTTTTCCGGCCTGAGCATCAGTCCTACAGCGGCATTGCCGCCAAGCGCGTCCGTGGCCTTTTCCAGCGCCTTTTCAAAGGTTTTCATATGCCTTGCGAACTCCTGCGAGAGTTTCGGATGGGTTCGTATGACCACAGGCAGCAAAATGCAGACCCATGAAGAACGCACGAACCACCATGAAAGAGATCGACCCCGCCGCAGCGCGTGCCGTGGCTTGGCCTGTCCAGGCGGCTCCGGTCTCATGTTTCACGTCTGCAGCGGGGTCGGTTGAACTGGCGACCAACCCCAATCCCACCCGTCGACCGGGGGAAATCGCAGGGCGGGAGGGGCTGGCCATTGAAATCACTTGTGCAGCGCCCGGCGAGCGGCTTTCGTGCCGGGGACGGGTTGGCGTGCGGGGCCTGTGCTGTGAATCGGCTGCACAACAGGACGCGCCGCGATGACGAACTCACGCCCCGCCTGCGCCGCCATCTCCGCCTCGATCGTCAGCCGATCGAAGGCTTGCTCAAGCTGGCCGAGCGCGACGATTGCCGGGGCTGCGGAAGCGGTGCCGATGACGTGGCACATGCGGAGCAGGATGTGTTCCATGTCGGCTACGACGATGAGCGCGGGGCGGTCGTCCATCACTTGCGATTCGCCTTGCGCGACTTCCGCGCGGCCTTGTTTTTCGCCCGACGATTCGAGCGGTTGTGCTGCGCCATCTTTCCGAGTGGCGGACGCTCAGCCGGGGCGCGCGACCGAGCGCCGCGCATGTAAGCGAGGTTCCGGCCGATCAGCTCG